TGGCGCCGATTGGAGCATGCGGGAGCAGGGTACAACCTCGCTAGATGAGATCCCATTCTCTGTCGCCTACAGCAACCGCCAGACTCTGCTCGAGTCGCGGCCACCACTCGAGGATATCGCCGAGCTTAACCTAAAGGCCTACCAGATCCAGAGCGATCTAGATAACCAGCTGCACATCTCCGCTGTGCCGATGCTGGCCTTCTACGGGTTCCCAGCTGCAGCAGAGGAAGTGTCAGCCGGCCCAGGCGAGGCGATCGCCTTCCCAGCTGACGGACGGGCCGAGTACATCGAGCCAGGCGGCAACAGCTTCAAATTCCAATTCGACAGGCTCGGCCAACTCGAGAAGCAGATCAACGAACTGGGCTTGTCTGCGGTGCTGGGCCAGAAACTCAGCGCAGAGACCGCTGAGGCCAAGATGATCGACCGCAGCCAGGGCGACTCGACCATGATGGTGATCGCGCAGCAGGTGCAGGACATGATCGACAACTGCCTGCAGTTTCACGCTGAGTACTTGGGCATCGCAGAAGCCGGCAGCAGCCACGTGAACCGTGATTTTGTGGGATCCAGGCTGGAGCCGGCCGAGATCGGCGCGATCCAACAGCTCTATGTGGCGGGTGCAATCACGCAGCGCACATTGCTCGAGCGGCTGGCCGAAGGCGAGATCCTCGGTGACGATTTCGATGTGGACGAGGAGATCGACGAAACACAGTCAGGTGGGCTGATGCAGTGACAGACAACCTCTATGACGTGACCGAGCCACGCAGGCCACGCAGACAGACCCTCGGGTACAGTCAACGCGAGCTGCTAGAGGATGTGCTGGCCGTGGTGCGGCTCACCTGGTACCAGCAAGGGCACCCGCAGGAGGTTGACGAGTTTCAGGTGTGCGAGCGTGGGCCGAATGGGTATGAGGCCTTCGTCGCCGCCGTCACCCAGGCGATCAAATGTGGTGCTGATGTGACCGTGGTGAGCCCCGTGCCACCTGAGGAGTTTGGGCTGGAACCGTGAGCACACCGACTGAGCTCTACCGCAACGCCATCGACCTGAACCGCTACAGCAATGCGGTGGCAAGGCAGATCGTTGTGGCATACAACGACATCATCATCGACACCGTGAACAGGCTGCGGGTCGTAGACGAGCTTAGTGCACCGGTGACAGCTGCACGGCTCAGGTCGCTGCTCACCCAGCTGAAAGACTCACTCGGCACCTGGGCAGGCGATGCCACGGTGCTGGCCACAGGCGAGTTGCAAGGTCTGGCCCTGTTGCAGAGCGAATTTGTCACCGAGCAACTGCGCCGGGTGCTTCCGGCTGGTGTTGCAGACATGGTGCGGACTGTCGAGATCAGCCCGCAATTTGCGCAAGCTGTCGTGACCACAGACCCAACACAGATCGGGGTCGTGACACTGAGCGACGACCTGCAAGCCGCAGTCGAAGGGGCACCACAGACTTATTCGCTGACCGCAGCTCAAGGATCAACCATCACGCTGCCCAACGGACAGGTGCTTGAGAAAGCCTTCCGAGGCATCGCGACCCGTCAGGCCGAACGATTTGCCCAGATCGTGCGTACAGGGCTGCTGGCGGGGCAGACAACACAGGATCTGATCAGGCAGCTGATCGGCAACCTCGAGTTTGGTGAACCTGCCCGCAATATCCGACAGATCGTGGCTGCAGGTGGCCAGATCACCGCCGTGGCCGATAATCAGGTAGTGGCGCTGGTGCGGACCAGCATCAACCAGGTTGCCAACGCTGCAAGCCAGCAAGTCTACGAGGCGAATCAGGATATCACCAAGCGGTACCGGTATGTGGCGACCCTCGACCTGCGCACATCTGCAATCTGCCGGGCCCTAGACGGCAAAGAATACGAATATGGCAAAGGTCCGAAGCCACCGCAGCACTTCAACTGCCGCAGCACCACGGTACCTGTGATCGACTACGCAGGGCTTGGGTTCGACCCACCGCCGCCGGGCCGCCGGGCGTCTGCTGAGGGACCCGTGCCCGCCGACATGACCTACGGTGAATGGCTCAGCAAACAGTCCAAAGAGATCCAGGCAGATGTACTGGGGCCAGAGAAGGTGGGCTACTTCACCCGGCTGAGCAATAAGTATGGGCCAACCCAGGCCATGGCCAAGTTCGTGAGCGACGATGGGTCTGAATTAACTTTGGATCAGCTGCGCAGCCGGTATGGACCGTCCCCCACTTAGGCACTTCGCTGCGGGTCGCATCTACAGCGATGCCGTGCACGTTGAGATAGATGGTCTGTGGCGGCCAGCCCGGTGGAGTGATCTGGGCTGGGAAACTCTCGGTGGGACTAAACTGGAATCAATCGCCCGTTGGGCCAGTGCCGAAGAAGCCGACCAAAGCACAGAAGAAGGTCACGACGGTGCTCAAGGAATTCAAGGCGGGCAAACTGCGCAGCGGAAAGCCCGGACCTGGAAAAGGACCCGTCGTCAAAAGCCGTAAACAGGCAATCGCCATCGCGCTGAGCGAGGCAGGCAAATCCCGCAAACGCAAGTGAGATGGCACGCAAATATAAGCGCGATAGCAAAGGCAGATTCGCCACCACCGGCAGCAAGATCTCACCATCGCCGCGGCGACTGACCAGCGATGAGCGGGTGATTGCGGAAGTCATGTCGAGCAGCAAATTTAGATCTGACAGGCAACGAATCACGGAGATGCAGCGTCGCGGGATAAGCCCGAGCACCGACTTCGTGGCTGCCGTGGGGCGTGTGAAATCCAAACTGGGGGTTGGTACCACCGGCTCGATCAAAGAGGCTATGAAAGCCCGCAAAAGGCGATAAATTAAGATACGTCTGAAATAGCCCTACGGGTCATTCAATGTCAGACGAAAATCTCCAGGAGCCTACGGCTACTGGTGCTGAAGATACCGAAGTGCTCAAGCGCAGCATCGAGGCCCTCGAGCGCAAAAATCACGAGCTGATCGGCAAACTCAAGGATGTGAAATCCAAAGCACCTGCGGTGCCAGAGGGTGTGGACATCAATGAGCTGATCGAGTTCAAGCGCAAGAAGGAACAAGAAGAGCTCGAGAGCCAGGGTAAATACAACGAGGCCAGACAGGCCCTCGAGCAGCAGTTCCGCGAGATCACGGCCGAGAAGGACCAGCAGATCGCGCAGCTCGAGGCTCGCGTGCGTGAACTGGAGCTGGTCAGCCCAGCTGTCACCGCGCTGGCTGAGGTGGTGCATGATCCCGATCTGATTTTGAAGACCAAGCTCAGTGCAGACAAGATTGAGCGCGAACAGGATGGCACCGTTGTGGTGGTAGACGGCTACCAACGCGTGCCGGTGCAGGAATGGGCCCGCACACTGCCTAGTTGGATGCAGAAGCAACCCAAGCCCCAGGGTGGTGGTGCACCGATCGGCGGCCGTCCGAGCGGCGACATTCCAGCTGGCACGAAGAACCCGTTCAGTCGCGAGCACTTCAATCTCACAGAACAATCCCGGCTGTTCAAAACAGATCGCGACCTGTACGAGAGATTGAAAGCTGCAGCCAAATCTGTTTAAGATGGGGCTGTTAACGCGCAAGGCTACGCTGAGCAGCGTCTGAGGTTACGCCTCACCCGTAAACCAATCTTGAGGAATTGTCATGGCGACCCTTCGCTCTGACATCATCATCCCCGAGGTATTTACGCCTTACGTCATCGAGCAGACCACTCAGCGTGATGCCTTTTTGGCTTCCGGTGTGGTGCAGCCGATGGCTGAGCTGAATGCCGTCGAGGGTGGCGATTTCATTAACGTCCCCTTCTGGAAAGCCAACCTGTCGGGTGATTTTGAGGTGCTGACCGACAGCACTTCGCTGACCCCAGGCAAAATCACTGCCGACAAGCAGATCGGCGTGATCCTGCACCGTGGCCGCGCCTTCGAGGCTCGCGACCTGGCTGCCCTCGCAGCTGGTTCCGATCCCATGGCCGCCATCGGCGCCAAGATTGCAGACTACATCTCCAACCAGCGGCAGAAGGATCTGATCTCCTGCCTGAAGGGTGTGTTCGGCAGCCTGAACGCCAACACCAGCAGCTCGTCTTTCTTCGATCTCTGCATCGATTCCGAGTCTGGTGACACCCCCACCACCCTGAGCCCCC